ATCCGGGTAAACCCGGGCTAAAGTCGCCGCAGCCAGAGGGAGGTCCTCGCAAAAATAGCTTCTGTGCCAGAATGGAAGGCATGAAAAAGAAGAATACGAGCGAGAAAACGGCCAAAGATCCAGACAGCCGAATCAATAAGAGCTTACGGAAGTGGAAGTGCTAAATGGAAAGCATTGTTTGGAACATGATCCTAACGGCAGGTATAGGATTTGTGGGTTGGGTATTGCGCGACAAAGCATCTGAGATTAATCGTCTTCAGATCTTGCTTAATCGCACCCGCGAGGAAATTGCCAAGGAATATGTGACCAAAGCCGAAGTTCATGCAGATATCAACCGTGTTTTGGACAGGTTGGATAGGCTGGATGAGAAGTTAGATCGTTTGATGGCAACAAGTTTAAAAGGATAGCAACATGAAACACAAAGACGGCGGTCTTGCAAAAAAAGGCGAAGGCATTGCTAAAAAAGGTTTTGCCAAGGGCGGTATGGTTGCTGGCGTAGGTCAGTCACAAGGGAAGACCCTCAACCAAAACGTCAAGAAGTTGGAAGGCGATAAAGTTGCCGTCCGTGGCGTTGGTGCAGCCCGTGCTCGCACTGCAATGATCTATTAATCATGGCAGTTTCTGGCGTATCCAACTTCGACCTAGAGTTCGACGACATCCTCACCGAGGCGTATGAGCGCTGCGGTATTGAGGTGCGTGATGGCTACGACATGAAGAGCGGATTGCGCTCAATCAATCTGATTTTTGCAGATTGGGCCAACCGCGGCCTTAATCTGTGGACGATTGAGCAGCGCCAGCAGGTTTTGACGCCCGGTGTATACGAGTATGACTTGCCTGCGGACACGATTGACGGCCTTTCTGCCGTGATTCGTACCAATGCAGGCCAGAGCACTCAGCAGGATATTACGATTGATCGTATTGGCCGCGCAGAATGGTTGCACGTGCCAAATAAACTGACGCAATCACGTCCTGCGCAGTACTATATTCAGCGTACAGTGCCAGCAAAGGTGTTCTTGTATCCATCCCCCGATGCGACGCAGACTTGGACGTTTGTCTACTATGCAATTCGTCGCATGGACAACGCAGGTGGTTTCAGCAACACTGCGGATATCTCTTTCCGTTTCCTCCCAGCATTGGTAGCAGGGGCTGCTTACTATATTTCGGTTAAAAAAGCACCTGATCGCGTGGCAATGCTGAAGCAGATATACGAAGAAGAGTTCATGCGCGCGGCAGCGGAAGATCGTGAGCGTTCGGGCTTCTTTGTGGTGCCTACTTACACGCAGAGGTAAGACATGGCCTACGTATCAGGCAAATTTGCTATTGCGCTGTGCGACAGGTGTGGCCAACGTTACAAACTCAACACCCTTACCAAGGAGTGGACAGGCTTTAAAACCTGTCCTGAGTGCTATGAGCCCAAGCACCCACAGTTGGAGCCAAAACGCACAATAAATGAGCCTCAGGCCTTGTATCAACCTCGCCCAGAGAGTAGACTTGGGGTTACCGTCTACGTCGGGTTCACGGCTGATACTTCCTTTGCAAGTATCGGAATGATGCCGATGCCTTATGCCAAACCACTGGTCGCTGCAGCGATTCTTGGAACAGTCACAACGAGCATCACATGAATTACACCCAATTAAGCGCTGCTATTCAGGCCTATACGGACAATACAGATGCTAGTTTCATAGCAGAGATTCCTACGTTTGTTAGGCAGACTGAGCAGCGTGTGTATAACGCGGTGCAGATTGCTAATCTGCGCAAAAACATGACGGGAACGCTGCAGGCAGGGAACAAGTATTTAAGCTGCCCTGATGACTTTTTGTCTGCCTACTCGCTTGCCATATACGCCGCGCCTAGTACAACGGCTACGGGCACAACAGGGGCGTTTACGATTGTGGTTGCAAGTGCCACGAGCATTGTGTCGGGCATGTATGTAACCGGTTCTGGTATTGCGACAGGAGCAATTGTTGTCACGGTGGTTGGGACGACTGTCACGCTTGACAAAGCAAACACAGGCAATGTATCGGGCACAGTGTCTTTCCAAGGCGACTACACCTACTTGCTCAACCGTGATGTGAACTACGTCCGTGAGGTGTATCCAAATCCATCTTACAAGGGCACGCCAAAGTACTATGCAATCTTTGGCCCGCAGTCCTTGGACGTTGATGAGTTGACGTTCATTGTGGGTCCTACGCCAGACGCCAACTACGGCGCCGAATTGCATTTTTACTACTATCCTGAGTCAATTGTCACAGCGAATACATCATGGCTGGGTGATAATTTTGACAGTGTTTTGTTGTATGGCTCTTTGGTTGAGGCGTATACATACATGAAGGGGGAGCAGGACTTGATGGCTTTGTACGATACTAAGTTTAAAGAAGCGTTGATGCTGCTCAAGAACTTAGGGGATGGTAAGCAGCGCGGTGATGCTTATCTGGATGGTCAAGTTAAAATTCCAGTGAGATAAAGCATGATTACAGCCGGACTCACCAACAGTTTCAAGGAGCAATTGCTCCTTGGTGTGCATGATTTTGCAACGGATACATTCCTGATTGCTCTGTACACGTCTTCGGCCATTTTGGGCCCAGATACTACCGTGTATACAACCAGCAATGAGGTAACAGGCACGGGATACGTGGCTGGTGGTCTGGAGTTGCAGAACATCACCGTGAATCTAGGTATGGGTGTGGCGTATGTCAGCTTTGATAATCCTTCATGGGCGGGGCTCACGTTGGCTACGCGTGGCGCGTTGATATACAACTCAACAAAAGCAAACAAATCGGTAGGTGTGTTGAACTTTGGTGTGGACCAGACGATGTTGGGTCAGTCTTTCACTATTCAGCTGCCGACCAACGATCCCGAAAACGCATTGATTAGAATTTCTTGAGGAATAGCATGGCACTTGTTACTACCACCAAAGGCGAAATGGATGATTCTCTTCTTGAGAAAAAAGAAGGGGTCGTAGATAATGACAATGAGACCACCACTTGGGTGGAGTATTGGCTTGAGGGCGAGTTGGTGCATCGATCAGCCCATGTGACTCTGAAGAAACCATTAACTTACGTGGCTGCTGAAGCCGCATCAATTGCATAAGAGGTGATCATGGCAGGTAGACCACGGATGTCAGAAGCCGAACGCTTTATGTCTAAAGTACATAAAGCGGAGAATGGCTGTTGGCGGTGGGAAGCCTATTGCATGAAAAATGGCTATGGTCTTTTTAGAACTCCCGCCAGAAATGAGCTTGCACACCGTGCAGCATACAGACTGTTTAACGGCAACTTGGATACGCGGGATGTCATGCACTCATGTGATAATCCCGCTTGCGTAAATCCAGCACATTTAAGTCTTGGAACAAGAAAAGAAAACATGCAAGACGCCAAAAGAAAAATGCGGATGCGCGTGGGTGAGTTGCATGGTCGAGCAAAATTGACAGATAAACAGGTTGAATTTGCAAAAACGGCACCGGGTCTACAACGAGAAATTGCAGCTTTGCTTGGAGTTTCTCAAGGGCATATTAGTTTTATTCGCGGTGAAAATCGCGGGCATAGAGCGCAAACGTAAGCTGGGCAAAGCCCACGAAAGGAACTATCATCGCTAACACTCAATCAATGTGCACTTCGTTCATGGGCGAACTCATGACGGCCACTCACAATTTTGGCACTGCGCCTATCCGTGCGGCTACTACTGCCGATACATTCAAGGCGGCTTTGTACCTGACTTCAGCCACAGTAAATGCGGCCACCACCGCTTACTCATCCACCAACGAGGTGACGGGTACAGGCTACACGGCTGGCGGTGTGACGGTGACCAATGCTACGGCTCCGATTGCTACAAACAGCTCAGCTACTGCTGGCGTGGCGTACTGGACACCTTCAGCGTCTATCACTTACACAACTGTGACTTTGAGCACGGCGTTTGATTGCGTGTTGATCTATAACAGCAGCCAGTCTGACAAGGCGGTGTCTGTTCACACATTTGGTTCACAGACCATTACGGCTGGTACGTTCACTCTGACCATGCCTTCCAACACCACAACAACCGCTTTGCTGCGCTTGTCCACAACCTAAAAGGTAAGCCATGTCTCTCGGCTGGGGCGACGGCGCGTGGGGGAGTAATGGCTGGGGCGGTACTCTCGATGCAACAGGCGTTGCCGCTTCTGGTGCGGTTGGCACTGCGTCGCCTGTAATTGAGATTGCTCTTACGGGCGTTGCCGCATCGGGGGCAGTTGGGAATGTAACTGAAACAAACAACCCAACGGAAGACGGTACTTTAGCAACAGGCAATGTTGGTACAGTTGTAGCGGATAGAACCATAGCCCTCACAGGCGTAGCCGCATCGGGCGCAGTTGGTACAGTTGTTCAGAGCAAGGCTGTTAATCTTTCGGGCGTAGCGGCTACAGGTGCGGTTGGCGCGGTCGTTAATTCATCGACTGTTGCCCTGTCAGGCGTGTTGGGTTCTGGTGCGGTTGGCACGGTTAGCCCAGACAGAAGCAAAGCCATAACAGGCGTTGCAGGCGCAGGCGCAGTAGGTACGGTTGTTCAGTCGGCATCGGTTGCTCTGAGTGGCGTTGCCGCTATGGGACTTGCAGGGCAAGTAATTGTTCCTTTGCTGCCAAACACTGCGATAGGCGCAGTTGGTTCTGTAACGGCTGACCGCTCAATTGCACTGACGGGTGTTGGTACTACGGGCGCGGTAGGCACGATGACGGTGGCAGAGCGCGTTAAAGCTTTGACAGGTGTTGCGGCTACGGGCGCAGTTGGTGATGTAATTGCTGTATATTGGAAACTAATAGATGACAGTCAGAATGCAAACTGGCAAAATATCAGCAATTCGCAGACACCCACTTGGACTACAGTCGCAACAACACAAACTCCCGAATGGGAAGAAATTGTAACTTGAGGTTTAAAACATGACTACAGCATATACATCACTCTTAGGTCTGGCACTTCCAGTCACAGGCGAATTGAGCGGCACTTGGGGTGACACTGTAAACAACAGCATTACATCT